ATTTTTAATATTTTCATGAAGATTCATAGATTTTCTTACTTGAGGGTTGTAACCCTTCACATTGAAGAATCTTTGTACAATAATGTTACCACTTAAGGTTAACAAAAATTCCATTTTGGTTGAGTCGTTATTCGAATTCATTGTTTTTAAATTTTATTACTCTTTTATTTTTTTCCTTACGGGTTAATCGTAAGAAAGGGTTTAGGAAATTTATCCATGCATCATCCGATTTAGGTAATACGGTAAATATCCCGTCCTCCATCATCATCTTCATGGTATTCTTATATGATCTCCCTTCGGGATCTAATTCTTCATGTATTAGTGCGGTGATTGTTTCTCTTGCCTCATCGGTTAGAAACGGTTGGTCTAAACTCACAATACTTTCATTAAGAGTAAAAAATTCTTCCCCAAAAACACCATATTTGGTGACTCCTGTAAGTAGATTTTTAACTGTGGCGTTATTCTTATCTTCCTCAAACAATTTGTTCGATTTTTCAATAATATCGTTAACCGTGAGAGGTCTTTCCTTTACTTCAGGGAATAGGGTTATAAATTTTTTTATACCCATATTTTTAATCCCCGCGATATTATCGGATCGATCCCCACAAATTATTTTAACGATTTTAACGTTCTGTATGTGGATTTCTTCATGATCGTAGATGATCATGTCGTTTTGGTCGTAAAGTTTCCTGTGTGAAGGGTTATATACCTTTGTGGTGTTGGAAACTAGTTGTGTTAGGTCCCCATCTGATGAATATATAATTGTGTTTTCTAAACTGTTTTGTGAATAATATGCGATACAGTCATCTGTTTCACAAAATTCAAACTCACCTTGTCTTACATATAATTCCTCCAAGTATTGTTGAACCCTTTTTCTCTGTCTTCCGTATGATTGTTTTTCATTGTCAGATCTAACCCTCTCCCTACGATTTTCTTTGTATCTGTGATACATTCTTTTTCTCGTAGCAGCACCGTCTTCACCATCCCAAAAAACAACAATTTTATCGAGTTTATAGTATTCGAACGATTTCCTTAGGGTGTTCATAAAATGGTATATCCCACCTATATGTTCACCCTTATAGAAATAGTTTTTTAATCCAAAAAAACCAATTGTAAGTAAATTATCTCCGTCTACTAATAAAACTGACATTTAAGACCTTTATGAGGTTCAACATTCTATTCTTCGTCCTTGTATTCTGAAGGACCTTCTTTGATATCGAAATCACCACCTTCTCCAAGTTGGTTGTTCCAATATTCTGCATATTCGTTTTTGTATTGTTCCAAGGATTTCTTTTCCTCGGCAGCGTCTTTTCCTTTTAAGAAACCGTGTGCGGTTACAATAATCTTTCCATCCTCATATCCCAAACCATTTACGTGGTTCTTCATGATTGATACTTTTGATTTAGTTGCAAACTTCACTTTTCTCCCACTTTTAACAGCTGAAAGTGGATTGGTACCTGCATTTTTCTGATTTCCAAAACGGAAAACTAATGTTGAGTTTAACCATACTGATTCTCCACCCTTTGCTTTGATCTTTGGTTGACCGAAAGGATTATCGGGTAACTCGACCCATGGTTGATTTACGATAACCAATGTATTAGTGAATTGAGAATCAACACGTCTTGAACCCGAAATTCTTTGGTTAAGGCCCATACCGATCTTATCAGAAAGTACAGATGCATTATGTTGTTTACCACCTTTACCATCAAAAGTCATTTTACATGGTACTGAACCAACTGAATCCCATAACAATAGTAAATCATATTCTAATTCACCTTTTTTCTGTGCATCCAATAACTCATTAATGTAATCGGTAATTTGTTCTATGTATTCAAATTGATTGTTGAATAGAAAGAAACCTTCGTATTCGATTTCCCCCGTTTCTTCATCAACCAATTCTTCAACTTCTAATCCCATTAATTTTGCGTGTGGGAAGTCCCATTTTTGTTCTGTAATAATGAACACAGGGAGAATACCTTTCTTCTGAGCATCCACCGCAGTTTTTACCAATGCAGTTGTTTTACCAGTATCAGAATGACCTAAGAACATGTTTATGTGTCCCATTGCAGGACCCGGTAAACCTGTTGCATCTAAAAAGGCATCTCCTAAGTCAAAAAATCGGTCGGTTTTGAACTTCGCCTGTTTAGAGAATTTACCTTTTATCTCCGCGAAACTTTTTTTCTTTATTGCCATTTATTTTTTTTAATTAAAAAGGGTCCCCATCCTCGGGGCCGACATAGTCGGTGTTGCTCCACCAGATGTTTCCATCAATTTATTTTTTTTTGAGGTGGGGACCCGTGTTTTAGTTTTTAGAATGGTAAATCGTCATCAACTTCTTGTGACACTTGTGGATCCTCTACGGGAACATTTGCCTTCAAAGGTGCCGAACCACCGAAATCAGTTTCTGATTCTGATTTTGACACGTATTTCTTTGCCTCTGTATCCCATACAGGTACTTCACCCAATGCAACCATCTCTAAATATTCGATTGGTTTTACCGAATAAACATCTCTCCACGTTGTATCGTCATTTACCCATTCGTTTGCAATTTCGGAATCGGTGTGTAAAGGAGTTTTATCATCTTGGATGATAGAGTTAATAGTAGTGTATTCTCTACCATTAGGTGACTTGTTTAAGGTCAATGATAAAATCAAGTCTCTACCTTCAAGGATGTCGGTTACATCACCTTTACTTCTAATGATAGGAATGATTTTGTCCAAAGGACCATCACCTTTGTAGTTGTGTTTGAATCTCCAAAATTTAGGACCGTCTTGTTCGTTATCACGATCGATAACTTTTACGATATAAAATTTTCTTGCTCTGTAGTTTCTCGCAATTTGACGATCTGTTTCATCACCTGTTGCTTCTAAACTCTTCTTAACCTCATTAAGTGGTGATCTTTCACCATCTTGTGCGGGGTCATAAAGTTTTACCCATGATCCATTTACTTGGATTTCATGGAACTCAACCTCTTTAAAACATGTACTACCGTCCTTTGTTGGTAGAATTCTGATTCTCTTCTGACCTGAGGTTGAACCTTTTGGTAAGATAGTTGTGAAGTACTTTTTTAGTCGATCTTCACTCGACACTTTGTTGCCGCTTGCGGCAGGTTGCGTATTTTTCTCGTACTGAGAAAGAATCGCGTCAATTGAATTGTTCATATTATTACGATTTAAATTATGTGTAAATAAAAGATACATAAAAAAAGTCCGAGAGTCAAGGCCCCGGACTTTAAAAGTCAAAATAAATTAAAAAAATTATTTAAGTGTGAGTAAATAAGAGAGTTTGTTAATCTGTGCCAACATCTCATCCCTTATATTCAATAAATCACTGTCTGCAGGATTTATTTCCATTTTTTGAAGGGTAGTCCTAACTGTCTTAATCATACCTAACATATCTACATCAGAAAGATTATTGATTGTTAGGGTTTTATTTTCATCTTCTAAGATGAATCTTCCATGAAGACCCATGCATGTTTCAACAAAACTATCTATAAGTCCATCCAAAACATCATAGGTATCACCCAATGCGATATGTTTTGCGTGGCTTTTAGTTTGCCAATGTAAAATTCTCAACTGAGATTGAAGTTCTAAAAAGAACTGTACATTACCATTCAACTTCATTTTCTTCGTCAGGATTAAAATTAAATGAATCTCTCATTTCTTTATCGTTATAATCCGAAATATCTGATTTAGTGATTATATACTCATTTTTACCACTCGCTTTCATATCGAGTTGTTTTTGTGAGAAGAAGTCCGACGGTTTTTGGTTAAACGGATAAGAATCCAATGATCTCATTTCGAGTCTTTCCTGTGGAGTTGGTTCTTTCATCGTTTCAACTTTATTTTCAAGGTTGTCAATTTTAGAAATCACACTGTCCATTTGGGAAAGTTTTGACTCTAAATCATCTAATTTAGAGAAAAGGTCACCCATCTTACCTAAAACCGCATCATTGTTAGATTTACTGTTATCCAAATCATTTTTAATGTTTTGGGTCATAGTAACCAAATCCGTAATGTCAATCTCCTCCACATCAGAATCCATTGCAGGTTCTTCAACGGGTGCGTCTCCAACAGGGGCATCTCCAACAGGAGCATCACCAACAGGAGCATCACCAACAGGGTCTTCTGCAGGTATGTCATCAACGGCAGGTACTTCTTCATCAGAACCACCAG